CGTATTTGCCTCAAAGGAGGAGATAGACCTGACACTATGCGTGGTGTTAGCTTAGAATACCTTGTAATAGATGAATATGCCGATGTTAAGCAACAGGTCTTTGAAGAAATCCTACGACCTGCTCTTGCCGATAGAAAGGGTGATTGTCTATTCATAGGAACACCTAAAGGACGTAACCACTTCTACGACTTATACATCTATGCAGACTCTGAAGAAGACGACAGCTTTAAAGCATGGCACTTTACATCATACGATAATGAGACACTAGACCCTGACGAGATAAACCTCGCTAAGAAGTCTATGTCGTCTTTTGCGTTTAGACAAGAGTTCATGAGTAGCTTTGAAGCCCTAGGCAGCGAGATATTCAAAGAAGAATGGGTACAATTTAGTGATGACGTTCCAGAGATTGGTGACTACTATATAGCTGTCGATTTAGCAGGCTTTGAAGACCCTTCTTCACGTAGTAAGAAGAATAAACGTCTGGATAGTACAGCAATCAGTGTTGTTAAAGTAAATGAACAAGGGTGGCATATAGAAGATGTTATCCATGGTCGTTGGACGTTAGAAGCAACAGCTCAGAAGATATTCAACGCTGTAGACCGTTACAGACCTATATCAGTTGGTATAGAACGTGGTATAGCTAAACAGGCTGTTATGTCTCCGTTAACAGACATGATGCGTAGGAATAATCGTTTCTTCCGCATAGAAGAGTTAACACACGGCAATCAAAAGAAAACAGACAGGATTGTATGGGCGTTACAAGGTAGGTTTGAGAATGGTTTAGTTACATTAGCTAAAGGTGAATGGAATGCTGAGTTCTTAGACCAGTTGTTTCAATTCCCTAACCACTTGGTACATGACGATTTAATAGACTCATTAGCCTATATAGACCAATTAGCGAAGGTAGCCTATCATAGCGATTTGATAGACCTTCAAGAAGACTTCATACCCCTAGACATCATAGCAGGTTATTAAGGAAACAAATACATGGCAGATTACGACGATTTTAATTTAGGACAAAGCTTAGAAGGATGGGTTTTAGACAAGTGTGAAGACTGGCGTGAGCACTACGAATCTAACTACGAAGCTAAACACGAAGAGTACTTCCGCTTATGGCGGGGTATCTGGGATAACAATGACTCATTACGTGAGAGTGAACGCTCTCGTCTAATTGCACCGGCTTTACAGCAGGCTGTTGAGAGTAGTGTAGCCGAAGTGGAAGAAGCTACCTTTGGGCGTGGCAAATGGTTTGACATTAAAGATGACAGAGCCGACCAAGACCCAATGGACGTTGAGAACATCAAGAACCAATTACAAGAAGACTTCCATTTCACTAAGGCACGTAAGAATGTTGCCGAGTGTATTCTAAACGCAGCTATCTATGGTACAGGCATCGGTGAGCTTGTCATGGAAGAAGTTAAAGAGATGCGTCCGGCTACACAGCCTATTATGGAAGGCGCTATGCAGGCTGTAGGTGTTGAAATCTCTGACCGCTTTGTTGTCAAGATTAACCCTGTCCTACCACAGAACTTCCTGATAGACCCTGTAGCTTCCTCTATTGAAGATGCACTAGGTGTAGCAGTAGACCAGTTCGTACCGTCACATCAGATTAAGATTCTACAGGAAAAGGGTATCTATCGTGATGAAGATGTAGGCGTAGCAGCGACAGACTTAAACTTAGAAGTCGATAAAGAACTACAGCACCACCCAGAAGACAAAGTACGTCTAACAAAGTATTACGGATTAGTACCTCGTGAGTTGCTTAGAGAGGCGATGGCAGAAGAAGACGAAGAGGTTGTTGAGTTAACAGAAGACGAAGACGAGAGTGAATACGTAGAAGCAATTGTTATCATTGCTAACGGTGTCTTGATGAAAGTCGAAGAAAATCCGTACATGATGCAAGACCGTCCTATCGTAGCTTTCCCTTGGGATGTTGTCCCTAATCGCTTTTGGGGTAGAGGTGTTTGTGAGAAGGGCTATAACAGCCAGAAAGCACTCGACACGGAGCTTAGAGCACGTATTGATGCGTTAGCCTTAACAATCCATCCTATGATGGCTATAGACGCCTCACGGCTTCCTAGAGGCATGAAGCCAGAGATAAAGCCCGGAAAGATGTTCTTAACCAATGGTAATCCTGCGGAGATACTACAGCCGTTTAACTTTGGTCAAGTAGGTCAAGTGACGTTTGCTCAAGCAGGTCAGTTAGAGCAGATGGTACAACAAGCAACAGGCGCAGTAGACTCTTCAGGTGTTGCAGGCGGTGTTAACGGTGAAGCGACAGCTGCCGGTATCAGTATGTCACTTGGTGCTATCATTAAGCGTCATAAACGTACATTGATTAACTTCCAAGAGATGTTCCTGATTCCCATGGTTCAGAAGACAGCTTGGCGTTACATGCAGTACAATCCTGAGTTATACCCTGCACAGGACTTTAAATTCGTTACGACATCCTCACTAGGTATTATTGCTCGTGAGTATGAGGTTACACAGCTTGTTCAGTTGTTGCAGACAATGCCTGCTGACAGTCCTGCGTATCCTATGTTGATTGAAAGCATTATTGAGAACATGAACCTGTCGAATCGTGAAGAGATGATTCAACGTATTCGTCAAGCTCAACAGCCTACGCCAGAACAACAGCAGATGCAGCAAATGCAACAGCAGATTGAACAACAGCGTATTCAACTTGAGATGGCTAAAGAGCAAGCTACAGCAGCTGCCCTTAATGCTCAAGCAGCGGAAGCTAATGCACGAGCTGCGAAGTACCAAGTGGAAGCACAGGTTGAACAGTATAATGCTGAGACACAGCGTATTAAGGCTGTCTCTACTAACCTAGACCAAGGTACTGCTGATGACAAAGAGTTTGAGAAGCGTATGAAGCTTGCTGAATTAACTCTTAAGAAACAGCGTCAAGATGCAGACTTACAGTCTAAACAGTCGCCTAGCACAGGTTTTCAAGAAAGTCAAGAAATAATGTAAGAAAAAGCTTGACATTTGCTAAAAAGTATGGTATACTATATAGTGTATATGGCGTCATGCCGAGGAGGACAACATGACAACAGAAGAAGAAACATACTACAATAATTACTTTGAGTTATTTGCGTCTACCGGTTGGGCGCAGATACTTGAAGAATTAAAAGACAGAGAAGCGGCTTATGACGTTTCTTTTTTACGTGATGAGAAAGACCTGTATAAAGTACAAGGTGAACTTTCCATTATTCGAATGCTTACTAACTTTGAACAATTCATTGAACANGGCTATGAAGCTTCAAATCTCACGTCTAATTAATCTCAGAGGGCTAGAGACTTAGACATTTTAACTTTCCACAATACTATTTAAAGTACGGAGAAATGCAATTATGGCAGAACTAGACAGTCGTCCAGAAGACTACAACGAAGAAACATTCACAACCTTTGACGAGACTCCTGTAGAGGAAGAAACTCCCAAAAGCGGTTATGAAGATTACGTAGAACCCGAAGTCGTAGAAGACGAANCAGAAGAAGAAACGACTTACCAGACAAGTATAGAGGTAAAGACGTTAAGGACATCATTGCGATGCACCAGAACGCTGAGAAGCTCTTAGGTAAGCAATCATCTGAGGTTGGGGAATTACGTAAAGTAGTTGATGACTTCATTCAGACACAAACTGTTACACAACAAAAACAAGCCCCTGCACAGACAGCGGATGACTTTGACGATTTAGACTTCTTTGAGAACCCGAAAGCAGCTATTTCTAAAATGTTAGAGAACCACCCTTCAGTGAAACAAAGTCAACAGATGGCTGCTCAATTAGCGCAACAGAATATAGTTGCTAAACTAAAGGCAAACCATCCGGACTACACGCAAATTGTAGCTGACCAAGGCTTCATAGACTGGGTAGGAAACTCAAAGGTTCGTACATCACTATTACGTAAAGCAGATGCTTATGACTACGATAGTGCTGATGAGCTTTTTAGTCTTTGGAAAGAACGTCAATCGTTAGTGAATGACACAGTTCGTACCGAAGCTAAAGCTCGCAAACAGTCTGTTAAAACAGCTTCTACAGGCAACGTGAGCAGCTCAGGTGAACCTAGCAGGAAAAAAATCTACAGACGTGCAGACATTGTAGAGCTTATGACTAAAGACCCACAACGCTATCAAGTGTTGGCTTCTGAAATACGACAAGCGTATGCGGAAGGTAGGGTCAAATAACTTTTAATATTTATTAAGGAAACTTAAAATGGCTAATTTAACGCCTTCAACAGGCAACACAGTAACTAAATCAAACGCTTCAACCTTTATTCCGGAACTTTGGTTGCGATAGTCTAGCCAACAAATCTCTGAAAAACGTGAAGGTTAACACTAACACGAAAGAACCTACATAGCCAAAAACAATAGACGGCTAGGAGTACAATATGACAGAAACAGAAGTTAAATACTTAGCAGGTTTAATAGACGCTGACGGTAGTATAGGTTTTGCTTATACATCTAATAAGGTCTATTTAGAAGTTTCAATTACTGCGGCAGATTCTATAGACACAAAAGGTTTTGTCTATAATCTACCACAAACAACAGGTTATGGTTCTTCTTGTAAGAAAGCAAGAGGGAATGGATGGTCTGCTGTTGCGGTATGGAAATTAACTAAAAGAAAAGACCTTGAAATGCTAGTGCCTCGTTTAGTGAAGCATTTAGTTATTAAAGGTAAACACTTGCAACGTATGTATGACAAATGGAAAGAGTTCAGAAGCCGTCCCTTACAGGATATTGAAATAGAGCAGTTAAAGGTATTTCAAAAAGCTTCTAGAGCAGATGCAGGTTCTCTAAAGCCTAAAAAGCATCCTACATGGGCGTGGGTAGCAGGCTATTTAGATGGAGATGGGCACTATGCTTTTAAGCAAAGTCCTAGCATGAAAAACCCGCATTTGTACATACAAGTTACAGCACATGCAAATGATATATGTGGCTTACAACTTCTTGAAAAAGCTTTTAATGGTTACGTAAAAAACAGAGGACGTACTTGCCCTCATATTTACGATTGGAAGCATTCATTAGGTAGTAGAAATAAATCATTTGCTATAAAGTTTCTGAAAAAGATGGTTAACCATAGCAAGCTCAAACAACACAAAATAGAGCAGCTGTTAGCATATCATAATGTACAAGGACTTGCACAGACTAAGTGAGATTTACCTCAAGGGGTAAGCTATAGTCGGAAGGTTTGATTACACCTCGCAGACGAAGTAATTGCAGCATATAAGAAATCTCTTGTCCTAGCTAACCTAGTACAGAAGATGCCTATGACTGGTAAAAAGGGTGACACTATGCACATCCCTAAGCCTACTCGTGGTGTAGCTTCTGCTAAAACAGCGGCAGACACAGTAACAATCCAACAGACTTCTAACGACGAGTTAGTCATCACTGTTGACCAACACTTCGAATACTCACGTTTAATCGAAGACATCACCGAAGTACAAGCGTTCGATTCTTTACGTCGCTTCTACACAGAAGACGCAGGTTATGCATTAGGCTTAAAAGTTGACAATGACTTGTTTGCTTTAGGTAAGAAACTTGGTGACGGTACTGGTGCTTCTTGGGTACACAGCAACGCTTACCAGTTCAACACTACTTCTGGTAAAGCTGAAGCGTATGACGCTGATGGCGCTGCTGATATTGGTGTCTTCAATGACCAAGGTTTCCGTGACCTTATTCAAGTGTTAGACGATGCAGACGTTCCTATGGACAGTCGTTGTTTAGTAATCCCACCATCTGCTGTTAATGAGATTCGTGGTATTGACCGTTACAACAGTTCTGACTTCGTAGATGGTCGTTCTGTACAGAATGGTCAGATTGGTACATTGTACGGTATTGACGTATACGTATCATCTAACTGCCCTGTCATGGAAACTGGTGTTAAAGCCGGTGTCTTAATGCACAAAGACACGTTTGTACTTGCAGAGCAAATGGCTGTTCGTTCACAAACTCAGTATAAGCAAGAGTTCTTAGCAACCCTTTATACTGCTGATACGTTATACGGCTTAGAAGTATATCGTCCAGAGTCAGGTGTTGTTATCGCATTACCTGCATAACGTAGAGTTATTTTCATAGGGCTTCTTCGGAAGCTCTATTATAAATAATTTAAACGCATATTCACAATAAAGAAGTTCCATAGCCTCATAAGCGGTTGGAGAATAACAGTTAGGAGATAACATGAGTGAAGATAGGCTCAACAGGATTGAACAGAAGCTAGACCGCCTCGTAGACGTTGTTGAGTCTATTGCTCGTGTAGAGGAAAAGATGGCAGCCAATGATTCTAAGCTGAACAGGCTAGAGTTCCGTATGGACGGCTTAGAAGGTGATTTGGATGAGGTTGACAGGATTGCTAGAAACAACTCAGGAGTGGCTAAGTTTGCCGATAAAATCTTCTGGTTATTCGTTGGTGGTTTAGTTAGCTTTGTAGTCTGGGTTATGAAGGCGGGTATAAGCGGATGATACGAAATACAATACGAAACACAATACAGAACACAATCCGAAATACGCTTGGCGACGATGCGTTTAACATGCTCGACCTGTTTTCAGGTGGTCAGCGTGGCGTATGGTATGACCCAAGCGATTTAGCGACAATGTTTCAAGAGAGTACAGGTGGCACAGCTGTCACAGCGGATGGTCAGCCCGTTGGATTGATGTACGACAAAAGCCGTGGTGAGCTATTTGGTGATGTTGAGTTGGTTGATGCTTTATCAGGAGCAGGTTGGGATATTGGCGCAGACATTGTAACTTTTGATGGTGCAGGTGCGGTTACATTGCAGGGAAATACTTACGCATCTAAATCTTTTTCCACTGTGATTGGACAAACTTACACGTGGACAGTAGATATTATTTCAGCATCAAATTCTTCGAATGACTTTAGAGTAGGTACATTTTTAAATGGCGTTGATATTTATGACCACAACCCTAACGCAGGTGTAGGTAGTTATGTTATTACTTTTAAGGCTATAACAACAACTACGTATGTAACATTAAAAACACATTACCCAGTAGACTCAACTAATACAAGTACATTCGATAACATCAGCGTCAAAGAAGTCCTAGGCACAACAGCTACACAGCCCGTTGCAACCAAACGCCCGACATACAAAGACACGCCCGACAGACTTGAGATAGACTTAGTAGAC